TTCTATCCCAAAGGGACTGCTTTCCGCTGTTCGATCTGAGGCGCTTCGTGGTGGGTTTCAACCCATCAAGGCGCAGGCAGTCCCTATCTGTGAACCATGCAAGGTGAGGGTGATCACCAAGGGCGAGACCCTACCCTACCTTGCTTTAAAGTCCTTCCATGTGTCAGTAAGTCGTTGGATTGCGAAATCCTACAACTTTTGCTTGACCCGCTCCAGTTTTGGAGAGTCAGACGTCGCTGAGTTCCTGCGACGTTCGGCAGAGTACTATGGTTCTGAGGCCGATCTTTTGGTCGTCTCGGCCGATTACTCTGCGGCCACTGACAATTTGCGTTCAGATTTGTCTGTTGCAATTGCACTTGAGTTTTTGAACTTTTTTGGCCAATCTTTCGTGGATCTTTTGATTCGTGGTTTGGTTGGTCATGAAGTTTACTACTCGCGAGAATATTTTGATGAGCTACCGGAGAATTTCCTGTATGAAGATCCGTCAATCACTGAGAGTGACTGGCAGAATCGTCTGCAGAAGGATTCTCCTTGCTATAAATTTACTCCTCGTGTGCATGCGAAGCAGCGAAACGGGCAGTTGATGGGGTCCTATGCCTCGTTTGTTGTCCTCTGTATCGCAAATTTTTCAGTCATCGCCAGTGTTCTCAGGGAAGTTAACCCTGAGAGCAAAGCGCGGCATCTCCCGATTTTGATAAACGGAGATGACGCCCTTTTCTGTGTTCCACGAAGTGGCGGATGGCTGGAAAAATGGAAGAACTTGACCACTTCATGTGGTTTAGCGCTGAGTCCAGGGAAAAACTATGTTTTACCGTGGTCCCCAGTGTCGTCCAAGCCTTCGATGTTGATGATCAATTCGAAGTGCTTCCAAGTTACCGGTCTAGCTGTGCGACATGTCCCCTATATCAATGGGGGGCTGTTGCGCGGCTGGACTAAACTTTCTGCTGAATTTTGGACCTTGTTGTCAGCGGAGAGCGGTATCGCATCACGTTTCAATCAGCTAATTGCTGGATTCTCTGGTTTTGAGGCTTGGAAACTCGCCTCAAAATTTATCCGATGGTGGTCATGGGCTCTTCGAGACCCTGGAATTATTCCAGACTCGGTTCCCTGGTATTTGCCAGAGGTTTTTGGAGGACTTGGCTTTAGGCCGATTGAGATTTGTGGTGTGGCATGTCAGCCGGGTCGATCGAATCGACCTCTTGAGGTTCGTGCTGCTTACGGTTTGTTCTGTGAGTATCGCGGGACTCAGGTTCAGGTGACTCGTCACTCCGAGATAGAAGTTGGTGAACGTCGACTTTGTCGGACAAATTTTGCGACTGTACACCGCAATGGTATCAGCCCTGATGGGCTGAAACATTGGCGGGAGTTGACTCGACGGTTTAAAACCGAGAGCTCTCCTTTGTGTCAGAAATCTGCAATTGTTCAAGACAGATTTGATTTGATCAATTCTCGAGGTGGTTATCAG